GCAGCTCACGGTTTTGACGTTGCAAATCTCTATGCGACTTCCTTAGCTCTCGCACCCATTCAGGTGCTTTCGTTTGCTCAACTTCCTGGGGTGGCGATTCCCCATCAATCGAAACAACAACCTCGTCCTCCGCCTCTTGACTGTCTTGCTCAGACTCCTCAACAACTTCTGAGGTTTCCTCCGCAACATCTTCAACAATCTCAAGTTCCTCGGATTGGATGTCTTCCGTATCGTCTGCCTGTTTCATTTTTGATCCCAAACTCACCCGAAATAGGCCGGGTGGATGCCTTTACATAATTCTGAGCCTATTGTAACGGATTGACAATAGGCATTCCTTGTGGTTCAGGAATAACGTTTTGCTGCGATACCTGAGCCGCGTTGATTGCAATATCCTGCTCTGCAATACCAGCTTTGGCCATCGTTTCAGCCGTCTTAGCCCGCGACAATTCAGCGTCTGCAATAGTCTTGACGGTATCAGCCCGAGCCTTGGCGGCCTTGGCAGTAGCTTCCTCTGCTGCGGCCTGCAGGAAGATTGCATTCGGATCTTGACGACCTTGGGCCTCGGCCTGCATCTCTTGCGCTTCTTCGTCGGTGGGCTTGATAACGCCAGCGCGAACCATCTGTTTGCGGAAATACTCGCGGATGTCGCTGATTCCCTCACCTTCCATGTTCATCAGCGCCATAGATTGCAGGATCTGTTTGGTCTGTGGATCGTCCGTAATCGCCAGCATCCCGGTCAAAGCCTTGACCATCGCGGCCCGTTTGCTCTGGCTGCTCGGTCCAACATCAACGTCCACATCGAAATTGGCCGAGGTCAAATCGTTTTCAAGCTCGACCTCTCCGGTCTCTCCGATGACTGGCCTCATCATCTCGATCTGTGACGTCTTGCCTTCAGGAGAGACCATCTTCATCTTGCGGCCTTCCTCGACGTAGATTTCTTTGGCCATCGAGAGCCAAATCTCACCAGAGCGCCGCTGACCCTTGGCAAAGTTTGACATGTAGATGTAGGCCTGCATGTCAAGACGCTGCTGGATCATCTCAACGGCCTCGCCGCTGATGTTAGAGACGACTTTATCCGCACCGGCTTGGTTACCGAGGATCTCTTGCATATCCTGTTCGGTGATCTGCAGCAGTGCGGCCATCGCAGGAGGAACCTGGGGGGGCTTGGTGTAAGCCACAGGCCCGCCGATCTGTTGGGAACCATCTGGACCCGTGATCGGATTCACCAGCAAATACGGATAATCCTTCAGGTTGTCTTCGGCCCACATCATTTGATGGCCTGCAACCTGCTCCGGGGTCATGATCGGCTTTTCAACGCTAGACAGTGCGCTAATCTCGCCCAGCTTTGAGAGCTGCATGTTTTTGAGCCGCTGGGCATCCTTGGCCAGCCTAACGTGACCCATACACCTCTCGATGTTGTCCACGAACCAGCGCTTGCCATACACGGGAACGATTGGGATGCAATTGCCTGCAATGTAGCCAGCATCCTCTAAAACCTTGCCGCCGCTCATGATGTACTTATGCACACGCTTGCGCTTGATCTTGCGTTGGCGAATTTCACGAGTGCCAATAGCGGCCAGCGTGTTCTCTAGCTCTGGATCGTTCTCAAAATCGGCTTCACGGTACTTTTCTTCAGTGCCATCAATAGATTGAAAGATCCGCAGGGTCTCGGATACTTCCTCAACCTCATAGTATTCGGCCACGTAAACAACATCCGGGGTGCACCAGTCGAATTCGAACTGATGAATTATCTTCGGCCAATCTGACGGATTGTCATCCCACATGTCTCTGTAGGATTCACGAGTCATCGAGGTAATGACGTAGCAGTGCTTTGCATCGCCTTTGTCTTGCCGCTTTGCATTCAGGTCAAAGAACACAGAACTATCGGCATCGAAGATAGGCTCGATTTTGATCCGCTGACGCTCGTTATCCTCATCCGACTCGTCCTCGTACACAGTGCGAAGGCGCCAAGCACCGAAGCCACCAGCAACAGCTTCCTCGAATGCGTTATCGTAGGCCTCCTCGGCCACAGAGTCTTTCTCATCAGCTCTGAACAGTCCGTCGCAGACATCGGCTAGGCTCTGCTCCTGGTCGTCCTTGCTGACGTAATCAACCGTAATTCGATTGTTCCGATACTCGTTGATGATACGAATGACGGCCAGGTGAACCTTGTTCACCTCGAACTTAGGTTTGTTCTCGTAAATATCCTGGAGCGGCCCCTCCCACTGAGCACCAGCCAGCGAATAGAAACGCCGATCCTGAAGACATTGAAGCCGCTCATCGCGCAGCGCCGATTGAATATCATTAAACTGCCTGAGCGCTCGCTGATGTAATTCAGCAAGCCGCTGTTCTTTTGACATGCGTGCCATAAATCGCCCCTTTTGGCAAGTTTACCATTTGTTCATGCTCGGGATGGGCACGAAATTAGTTGGTCTCTGCACAACCGCAGCCCGTCGCACCCCCTCGCAAGCGTACCGCAGCGCGTCGATAACGTGGTTTTTTTTATCCTGAAGGATCGGCAGAACCTTCCCGGTTAGCGGATCTGTTTTGAAGCTGTAAAACGTCAGCTCGTCAATTGTGTGGGTGCACCGAGGGTGAACAACGATGTCGTAAGACTTGAGCCACTCGATACCCTCCTCGACCGACTTGGCTCCTTTGACTGCAGGCATGATCTTCGGGAAACCGTTTTTACGGAGATGGCTAATCGTCTCGGGCCTCGATGAGTCAGCAACCATCGGCCAGCGCTCGGAGTCTGGCACTGTATGAAATAGGCTCGGTGTATCTACGATCTCACAGCCCACTTGATACGCCTCATGGTCAATGTAGAGCGTGCGGCCTACGATATGACAACGAACCAGGACGGTCGGATCGGTGGCAAATCCCCAATCAGCGCCGAGTCTGTGAATCGCATCTGCGGAAGCCTCAAAGTCGTCAATGCGCCAATTCTTGAACACGCGAGAACTGCTGTTCTGGACATATCCACCGCGCCAAACGTGGGCATATTTGTCAGGGTCGCGGCCTCTATCGTATTCCATCTCGGCCCGCAACACGTCCGGGAACCAAGGATTGTCCGAGTAGTTGACCTCAATGACCTTGGCGCTCGGTGGAGGATTGTCGCCGCGTAGCAGAGAATCAACCGGGTCTGTAGATTGTGACGGGTTCCAGGTGAACCACAGCTCTGAGCCTGGCTTGCGGATCGTCGGACGAAGTAAATCCAAGCTTCGCTGCGACAGGCTCTGTGCCTCCTCGACCCATGCGCAATCGTAGCCCTCCAGCGATTTGATAGAGTCAGCCGTGTGATTCTGCATCCCCTGGAAGATGATCGCCCCGTCGCCCTTCTTTGACTTGATGACGGCTTCCTGCACCTCGAAGTAGGCGCCAGCATTCATAGCTTCAATTTTGTTCTCTAGCAATCGTTTGACCGACTGAGCCAGAGATTTCTGAACTTCACGAACGCACACGCTTCGACGTTTCTGATCAAGCAGGTGAGACTCAATCAGCATCTCTGCGAAGAAATGCGACTTGCCCGAGCCTCGGCCGCCGTGAGCGCCTTTGTATCGAGCCGGGTCAAGAAGTGGGACGGCCCAGGCTGGGGTCTGGAGTTGCAGAACCTTACCCATTCTTGACTATCACCCGCTCGATCTTTGTGAACTCAAGGGGCGCACCATCGGCACCGGTCAGCTCGTGCTTCTGGGTTTCTGCCCAGCGCATCTGGGTCTTGCTCCACCAGATCATGGCCGCCGTATCGCCGCCCATTGCTTTCTGGAACAGCGTCCGACCGACGCCAGAGTTGGCCTTGGCCTTGCCTGCCACCAGCTCGGTAGCAAAGTGCTTTCGCAGCGTGTCGGTGTCAATGCCGCCGCGCACCAGGACTGCGATCTGCTCGATTGGCAGGCCGTATCCTGACATTGCCTCGACCTGTTTGCGCTCTGCGTCGGTCGGCTCAAAGGCCATCCGACCAGCGTTTTCCCGTGCGCCGCCGTTGTTTTTACGGCCATCCGGCTTTTTTAGAACCGATTTTTCAATTGTGGGTTTTCGTGCTGCCATCTTTAACCTCCGCGAAAGGTTGTCCAGTTTCTGCGTGAATTGCTATTTTGCCTGTGAAGTCTTGCCAGCGCTTAACGATGACGTCGCAGTAGTGGGGCGACAACTCCATCATGTAACCCGTTTTCTTCTTTGCTTCGCAGGCAATCAAGGTCGAACCAGATCCGCAAAACAAATCCAAAACAGTCGCGCACTTTTCGCCATACTCGTCAAAGCACCATTCGGCTAGCTTCACCGGCTTTTGTGTTGGGTGAACTCGCTTTTGTCCATGTTCGGACGCCTTGATCATTCCGTTCCATGTGTGTTTAAAAATTCGAACCGCCGTCGGCTGGTTTGTCCACGCCAATTCGGCGTCGGCAAAATTTCCAGTGTTGTCTTTATCCCACACAATCCAGCACGATGAATTGTCTAGGGCGTTGGCGTAGTAGTTCCCACCCCAAATAATCTCGACTTTTGCGCTCAGCGTCTTGATGACTTGGATCGCCTCAATGGCCACGTCTATTGTTTCGTCACCGGCGATTGGTGCATAAACACCGACTTTTGCCAGCTTGCCCCCGCCGACATGGCCGCTGTCGTTGACAATCGAAATTCCATACGGTGGGTCTGTGTAAACCATATCAACTTTGGCGCCGTCCAACAGCACGTCCACCGCGTCCACCGACGTGCTATCCCCACACATCACCCGATGCTTTCCAAGCACCCAAACATCACCCGGCCTGGTAATCGGCTCGGCTGGCACCTCTGGCGCGGCATCCTCATCAGTCTGGCCAGGCTCAATC